CTTTAAATAAAAAATATTTTGTATTATATTGATAAATTCTAAATTTCAGTTAAAATTTAGAAATCCGTTTACCTATTCCTTTGTCACTTATTATTTCCATTTGACAAATATTTAATTTATAATTTATCATTGTGTTAATTAAATTATTATATATTAATTCAATTTCATATTCGTTAGTTTGATGATATTCAGCATTAACATACATAAGAATTTGTTTGTCAACTACATTATATGCCACTTTTGGCACACCATATAATTTACATACATTTCTAGTATCTTCATTATCCCCAATTAACCAGCAATAACTGATAAATTTAGGTATTATTACATCTTCAACTACATTTGGTGTGATTTTATATAAGCATCGCATTCTATCTTCTAATCTGATTATATTGGGACAAATTATATAATTTTCTTCATTTCTACACACTAACATTTGACAAAACACCCCCACATTAGTATTTACACTGTAAGTACTTTTCATGTTATGAAAATTCTGTACTTCAACAGCTAAACTTTCTAAATCTAAATTATCTTTTTCAATAGAAGCTAATAAATCATCACCTAAAACACAAATAAAATCAAATTCACGTTCTGAAAAAAATTTTGAATATGTTCTTAAATTGTTAATAATGTTTCCAAAACCTACTGTAGTTTGACCGGTATGTCTTTTAGGAGTTGTTGAAGTTCTAAATGTTCTATGAGATAATTTTGTATTTTTATGTTGAGCTTTATAATGATTATTTAAGCCTTCATGAACTCCTAATAATTTATATATATAATATTCAAAATCTAATGAATGTTGATCAGTTTGTCTATCTTGTTTGCTTAAATCAGATTCAAAAAAAATTTTTTCTTTACTAATTTTAATTCTACTAAATCTTTGTTTAATTTCAGAATAATCCATATCTTCAGAATAAATTATATTATGTTTCAATAGTTTTTTAAATCTGTATTTAGCCATACTATAAATTGGAGCATAAATTAAACTATATCCATAAGCATTCCATAATACCACTCTATTAGTCATTTCTGATAAAGATGAATATATATCACCTTTAGTTATATTTTCAGGTTTTTGTATCATTCTAACCATGTTCATTTTGTGTTTAGCAGTTAGACCCCCCATAATTTCTTCAGCTTCCTTTTCTATATTGCTAACATTTCTATTACTAATCCACCATTTCATTAATTCATAATCCGCTATAATAGTGTTTTCTTCATAAATTTTTAAATATTCATCAACATTTTCAATAAAATATGCTTTTTTAAAATAATCTAATTGTTTGCTATGAGGTATTTTTCTTGTCCTTAACCTTGTTCCTTCATTAATTTTCCTATTAATAGCTTTTGAAATAGTGTCATGTGCGTCTAATGGTGCTGGTCTACTTAATGTTGGGTAATCATTTAAATAACCTATTTCCCTAGTTGTGTTATAAAAAGGTCCTTCATACATTCTGTAAGGTTTGTTTTCATCCATAAAGTAAAATGTATTATCATATCCTAAAAAAGATTCATTAAAAAACATATAATCTTCTAATATACTATGGTTAAAATAATCAAAATTATCATTTAATTTAATTGAATTTAACATTAACTCCCGTTGAGTTAAACAACATATTTGTATTTTACTTAAAATTTCTGACATTAACATATTTTCTGTATACTCTAAATTAATATTTATTGCCCCATCTAAAGGAACATTATTAACACTGTATAAAGATTCATCATTTTCTATAGTTAATCTAACCCCTACTCCTAATTGTAAACTTTCAAATTCTTCTTTGTCAATTTCATCAAAAATTCCCATTATCTGACTTCCTTTTAAATTTTTAAAATCTTTTATTTGTTTTGAAGAATGTATTTTTTCTTTTAATCTTTGTTTAAATGAATCATAAAATTTGCCTGTAATTACTATTCTTAATTGATTGTCATTTAGAATTTTACTTAGAGTTGTTTCTTTAATATTATTAGCATCATAAAATTGTGAAACTAAATGTTCAGCTTCATTTTCCCAATCATCTCTGACAATTTCTTTTAGTGTGTTTAATCCACTGTTTTCAACATGTTGACTCATATTAAGCAATATGTTTTCATGTATAGATTTATTTTTAACATTTTTTTCAATAATTTTATCTGTATTAATCCAATGTGGTAAAATATCTTTGAAACCTCCTGATGAATCATCATTATGATCATATTTTAATTTTTTAATATTTTTTA